TTTTAAGTTTAATGTCACTCTTGCATCTCCAGTTTGTTGTAAAAAGTCTGGAAGCACTCTTCTAATTTTCATCATGTAGTCTCCATCTCCTCTTAAATCTGCTCCACCTCCCTGTGTTCTTGATATATCAAAATCACCTGATTCGATACTTGCAGAAATTGCTGAAGCTGATCCTGCTTTAATTTGATTCACTCCTGTTTCATGTTCATAGTAAATTGTAACACCATCAGTATTACCAACGGTCGTATCACTGGTTGCACTTGAATCATATTCTGTTGCATGTGGTTTTCCAAATATATGTGAATCAGACCATGTTGATCTTGCTAACGTGCTTGTAGTCCATACAGGTCTTTCTGGTGTTGAGTCCATATAATTATATGTAACTGATCTATTGTTAGATGCAGCACCACTTCCTGGATAGAACCATGTAACTTCACCAAATAAATTGTTTAGTCCTGCATAAATATGCTGTCTAGGAACTGTATTAATATCATCGTAAACATAGTCTTCAACTAAACATGCTAGTGAATCTAGTTTACCTGTATATCTAAAGAAACCATTCTCTGACATCCAGTAAGCAGAACCATCTACTTCAACAGCTGCGTTCTTTCCAATTAATCCACAGTTCGTTCCAACTTGTTGAAATGAAAATACGAAAGGTGCACCAACGAATCTCATAATAAATAAAGATGTGTCTGTCCAAACGTAAATTGCATCCCGACCTCTAATCGCTGCCACGATCCGTGTTCCGTCGGCCAGTCTTTGTGTACCAGCGGTATTGGTTGCTGAAGGCGTATACGAAGTTGAAGCATTGATGCTCTCCTGATCCGACCAACGTATATACATATCATCTTGAGTTGATGTTGTTCCAATCGTTGTTTCAGTTCCAAAGAAAACTAAGTGTCTATCAGGAGTGGATACTAAAGTCTGTATCGCTGCAGTTGGTGCATTGGCAACGATGGTTGCTCGAGTTGACGTTGCTCCCGTTGCATCTGAATCCCACTCAAAAGTTGCACCATCAAAGATAGTTGCAATAAGTTTATTTCCAAAATTGTCCAGAGACCATAGACCAGGAGCTGTTACAATGTCACCTGTTTGTGATGCACCCCATTTAGTATAATCCGATGCATCAGTAACTGTTGCTCCATCAGAGTGTGAAGCAGCTGTTGTATTGTCTGATCCTCTTGTTAAGCCAGATAAAGTATTAGTACCTGTTGTATTTGAAGTATAAGCAATTCGTTCGCTATCTATTAAAACAGTTCCTGAAGCAGGCATCGATGCCGAATTATCTAGAACAATGCTTGTTGAACCTGAAGTTAATGCTCCATCTAGTGTGTCTGTAATTTCTCCAGCAACAGTACCACCCCAAAGACCAAGTCCCCAACCAGCAGCTGATTCTTCAACCGCAGGTCCTATTGAGTAAAAATGTTGAACTCTTATTCCACCAGAAGTTGATGCTCCTGATCCTGATTCAGCGGATCCCATTTCAACTGTAATAGTTGTAGCAGTTGGAACCGTTGTAACCATGAAATTAGTATCATCAAAATCATCAGAATCAAAATTAGAATCCGTAATTGCAGTAAAACTATCTAAACGAACAATATCATATTTAGATATATTATGATCAGATGCAAAAGTAATCGTAACCGTTGCATCACCATTCGTTGTTGTAAAAGCGCTGGTTAATGTTGTTGTAGCTTTGATAGGAGTAATGTCATAAAATGCTCCTCCAGAATATATGTATAAAAATCTGTTTGTACCAAGGGCCGCGTATTTAATACCACTTGCATTAACAAAATGATGTAGTGCTGTGTTTCTTCCTGTAAGAGTAGCATCTCCCAGTTGAGCCCAACCTCCTATTTTTTCAGGTGTAGCATATCTGAAACGTACATAGTCACCACCAATCCATTGACCCTCGCCTCCAGTCGCTGTGACCTGTTTATTAAATCCTGGTTGTATATTAATTTTTTGTAGCATAATTATCTCGCTGTAGTTGGTACTCCTTCTGAATTTACGAAAGGTGATTCGGCAAACGCCATATAAACATATAAATGTCCGCTTGTATTTTCATTATTAATAGTTGCTCTAGCTTTAAAACCATTAGATAAAAGATCTATTGCATAAGTTGCAGAAGTTGTTTCAGCAGCAGAAGTATTAGCTAATAGTATCCATTGTCTAGGATTACCTGGTGGCCAATCTCCTCTTTTACTATCTCTCATATTCCAATCACTTGTGGCTGAAGCATTTTTTATTAGAATGAAAGCCGGTTTAAATCCGGTCCATACGAAGGCTCCGTCAGCATTTCCATTGCCGGTGTATGAACCAAACTTGCTGAAGCCCTGTTTTTCTGTGAATAGATAAGTGATTATGCCTTCGCCATCTTTATTAACTACAGCATCTGAACCTACACTAAATACACTTGAAGTTGGAGATGTATCATTCCAGAATGGATAATCTACAACTGCAGGAGTACCATTTAATTCTAAATAATCAGTTTCTGGTGCTGATGACTTTTCTTTATGATACATCAACCAATTAGTTGTTCTCTCTCTATTCTTAATAATCATAACTTGAGGCACTGCTGAGAGACTATGCGATATTGTACGTGCAGTATCATTTCCGGTAAATGAAACTACATCCACCCCAGAAGTTGCAGATTCTTTCCAGCACCAAGCTACATAAGTTTGATTTTCTGCATTTACAACACCATCTGGACCAACAGTAAAACCATTAGAGCCAAATGCGGTAATATGAGTTGTAGCAGTATTTTCTGCGTTGTTTAAATCTGGATATAATAGTTTATTAGTTCCTCTAACAGCATCAGTTGCTAAATGGTTATTTGTTCCACTTCTATGTTTAATCCAAATTAAATCTGGTTGCATATCATTCTCTCCAGAAAAAGTAATTGCTTGTGTTGTGCTACTTCCATCAGCAGCATTTCCGGTATATAATTTAACCTGAAAATATGCTTCTGAATCGTCTATTGTTGTATAAGCTGCCATTTATCCTCCATCACTTCCTAAATTTTTTGTGCAAATCGCCAAAAATCCCGAGGGGACTGCGTATTCAAAGTTGCCATAACCATTACCATCTGCGTTGCCTGATGAAATTGTAAAAGCTGGATTGCCAAAGTTTGCTAACCAAGCTGTATCTTCTGCTACGAAATGCACAACATAATCATCTCCAGTAGTAAAAGTTTCATCATGCGAATCTGCATTAAAAGTTGTACTATCTGTTGAAGAACCATTGTTCCATGTTCCGTTGAGACCATACCACATTTTTCCGTTATCACAATCAATAGCCATCATAACAATATCTCCATCTGCAAAGTCTGCACTAAATAAAGCAGATACAGTTTCAGAACCATTTTTATAAACATCATTCAAATACATACCTATTGTATCGTTTTGACTAAGACTTTCTTTTCCAGGAATCCAATTAGTAGTTCCTGTTTTATTATAGTTAAACTCTACATTCGCAATTCCACATGTCCATTTTGCTGCATTCGTTTCAGTACACTTTGCTTCTACATACCATTTACCAGCTGTTACTGCGATAGTGCTAAATGCTGGAATATGATGTGAGCCACTAGCATGAGCTACTGTCATTTTTGTATTTCCCTCTGAGAATGTTAAATCTGAAGATGGTTGAGCCAAAGGATTAAATGTTGCAAAATTGTTCGTGGGTGAGTCCGTGCACTGGTCTATTGCGGCTAGATTAGTTTCTGCAAAATCATTTGTATTTCCACTTTCATCATCACCTAAATCTCCACTATCTTCATAGTCAAGATAAAAACCTTCATCACCAAATGTTAATCCTGACACATCTATCGGTTTCCAGATTGTCGGGCTGTCTTCATCAAATTCTCCGAATGAAGAAGCCGCTAAAGCATTTCCTTCAATATGTACTGTTTCTGCAAGATAACCATCAAAATATTTTTGATCGCTACCAACACTTTCAAATCCGATATGTTGTGGATTAGATGTACCACCAGCATTAAAAAATAATTCCTGGTCTTCTGTTGGCCATGCTGGAGTACCATTATAATCTGTTTCTTGTACACCATTAACATAAATTTTATATCTATTTGTATCAGTTGCTTGTGTTGTATCCCATGCAACCACGACGTGGTACCAGGCGGCCGGGTCCCGAAACAATCTATCTAAAATTAAAGAAGAATGACCTGAAGCACCAGAAGCTACATAATTATCTACTTCTAATCTATCATCAGCTCGAAGTAAAATTAGTGCAGAACTGTAACCAGACACACTATTATTCCATGTACTAAAAAGATATTGAACTGAACCAAAAGTACCTCTTTTAAACCAAGTTGAAAAAGTGCCTTTAGTTCTTGTTCCAGCAGTTGGATTTGCAATTAATAATCTTGGACTATCACCATCATTAAACCTACATGAATTGTCTACTGAAAATGCTGTATCTGCTGCTGAATTTGCTCCACCTATAAGAAAAGCCATGTTAAGATCCTAATACTGGGAACTCTCCTAGTGGCCTAGTAAAGGATCCATCCTCTTGTTTTGTATAAGTATATAAAGTTTCAAGAGCTGGAGTATCACTTGCATTAGTTATAGCTGTCTCCATTTCAGCACACTTAGTTCGAACCGCTGCTCTATGGTTTGTAATTGCAGATGGCACTGCGGTACTAGCATCTGCTTTTCTAACGATGTACCAATCTGTTTCTGCAAGTATTGTAGCAGCTTGTGCTTTAACTGTTCTAATTAATTGTGTTTTTAAACCTTCATCCTTTACATCGCCAACGGATTTATCAGAAGGTAATAAACCATCATCACTATCTTGTTGTGTCCAAGTAGTATCCGCATGAGCTTTAGCTGTTGCGCTGCCATACGAAGCTGTGACCTTACCACTTCCAAAAGCATACGATACATTAGTATTAATATAATATTCTTCATCTTTCTTGTTGGTATTGTCCCAAACCACTTCATAAATTCCAATCGCTTCTCTTTCGGATTTAGTCCATAAAGTGAATATTTGTTTTGGATATTGAATATCTCCAAGTGTAATTGCTTGATTACCACTAAAGTATTTTGTAATTGATCCGTCTTGTACTAATGCAAACATAATATTAAGCTCTCGTTAAGTTAAGGTTTCTTCCAACTTCTATCCAATGTGAATTGTGATATCTAAAG